ATATTGTAGATATAGAAATAATCCGTATTGGCATTGTTGAAATATGCATCGCCAGAGCTAGCTGTGAAGTTAGCAATGTTCAACTGGAACTTTAAGTATTCTGTTTGAAGAGCAGTCCACTCAGTTGTTGTAGCACCATAGAAAGCAGTACCAATAACTGGCTGGCTGTACATTTGAACGCCATTACCGCCAGTTGTAATATCAGCATCACCGAGCAACGCACTGTACACCCAGTAGTCGGGGTCGTTGTTATCTGGCTTTACAATGAATGCATATGTTGTTCCATTTTGAAGAAACACTGGAGATTCGAATGTAAATGTTGTACCAACGTCAGCTTCATGCCCAGCAGAAGGAATATTGATTGAATTGTAATCTAAATGAACTGTAGAAAATGGAAGGATCTTAGAACCATCAGGATAACCATTTGTTGTTTCGCAAAGATAAACCTGAACACCATTCTGCATAATCTGAGATTTTTGTTTAAAGTAAATTGTCAAAGAAGTAGCGAAAACACCAGCTTCCTGATTTGGCGTTTGAATTGTCAATGCCTGAGCAATCGGCTCCCACTGAGAATCGATATTAACAACATCGGGTATTTTTGTTGTTACGACTGACGTATTTGTTGTAACGACTGTATTTGTAACAGGAACATATCCAATTACTGGGTTAACAGTTGTAAGAGTAGCAACTTGTTTTGTTACAGTAATATTCGGTGAAGCTGTAAATGTAGCAACACCAGATGTTGTAATAGCATCGTTACCCTGAGCAAGATTATTAACGTCAGCTAATTCTAAAACGCGATCGCCAGTTTTGAATGTGCTATCGGGAACATAGAAAATACCAGCGATACCGCCTGTGCTGTTAGCAATAAGAGGCGTGTTAGCATAACCCAAAGGAGAAACAGAATTAGCAGTAGAAGTATCTGTAGCAACTTGAATACCTGGAGCGCAATAGTTGTCGATTAAAACAGAATCAAAAAACGCATGCAAGCTTTGATTTGGTCTAAACCCTTTACCAACAAAACCAATTTGCTGCGCAGGCATATATGCGCTTTGTGTTATATCAGTTACGAAGTTACCAATTTGATATGTGTTAGACTGCGTACCAACAGTAAGTTGTATACCCTGATTTACCGAAGTAATTGTTTGTACTGTTGTTGTGGTATTACTTGCTGTCAACTTAAATCTCCAAAATTAACTTACTTGTGTTATAGAAGCGTTCGAACCAATACCGCCATGCTGTCCAGTGAATGACAAAGATGTACCACCGATAGTGTAACCAGCTGCCTGATAAGCAGCGATTGCAGCATTGAGGGCTTGCGCTGAACTGCTTTGCGTATATTGATATCCAAGTTCCACATTGTATGTATTAACTGTACCTGTCGTAACTGATGTGCTCACTGTATTTACCGTTGATTGCCAGCCACCCCAAATTGAACCGAATGGCGTATTAGCAAATTGTTGCCATGGAGTTGCGTTGTTAATTGTAATACCAACAGAGGCTGTGTTATTGTAATTTATATCATCATTATAACTTGGGAACAATGTAATGTTACCATGCCACTGAGAAGCAACGTGAGCCGATGAACGATACTTCGTTGCATATGGCTGAGTTATAAAGGAATTCGATGTATATGCTAGTGTAACAGCACGACCTGTTTGCACCACATTCGAAGAAACACTCGAATTGAAGTTAGCGCGGAAAGATTGCAACACAAACTTTGGTCTAGCTTGACCTTGTTTCTGATCGATAGCAATGTTATATTCCGGATCAGAAACAGCGCTTTGTGTAAAATCGTTGAACGAATCAACAAAAATACCGTTCTTAAAGCGATTTAAACCCTGTGCATTTGTTACAGTTAAATTCGTCGCCTGTTGCTGTAACAGAGACAACTGTGTATAATATTCTAAGTTCGAAATACGAGTATCGAGTTTACCGATATCGTTCATTGTATAGCGGCGATTGCTTACAAGGTTTGTAGAAATAGCCGTTGATGTATCGCGAACAAGGTTTTTCGATAAAGCATTTAATGCCTGATCAGAATCAACTTGGTCTGTTGACAATGAAGGATATGGAGGAATATTCAAAACTGCCAATGTCATCGAGCTTGATGGGAATATTGGAGTTTGTGGTTTAACAGAAGAAACACCCTCAACAACTTTAATTGTGTTGTCAGGAGTGATAGTGATAAGATCACTGCGTGACAAGTAAATCGTAAAGTTGGACTGTAAGTTTTTACCATAAGATGGAGAATTGATACCACCTGCAGGAATATTGAATGTTACGTTTGCACTCGGATTGATTGTAACGTAACCAACAGCTGTTTGAATTTGAGCGTTATTAGATGTATCGCATGTGCCAGTGTTGTTAGCGGTAGAAACAGCTGGTGTACGGAAGTCAACATAATCGCGCAGCCAAACTTTGTTACCCATTTGATCAACATAAAGAGGAATATCTTTAGTTTGAATCGCTGTTGTATTGGCTGTGTTAGCATCGTCGATCGGATAAGATTCAACAGTGTAGAAACCAACACCTGGAGTGGTATTTGTTGTGAAGTAATCTAACTGAACAAGAAGATAAGGATAAGCATTAGCATTAAAACCAGCATTAGGATAAATGCGGGCTAAGTCATAATGCGTATCTTTCTGACCTGTATCGAACGAGAACTGATTGGTGATGTTAGAAGCAACAATACCGCTGGTTGCATTAGCAACCCATGTACCAGTTGACGAACCATAGATTGCGCTAACTTTATGAACGTCAGAGAACCCAAGAGTCCAAGGTCCAGTCAAACCATTCACATTGTTCGCTAAGTTGATTTGAACGAATCTGTTTTTGTTAATGATTTTTTTAGCAGGAGTTGTGTTATATCTCAGAACATCATAGAAAGCAGTAACAGGCAGAGGAGCTGTTAAGTTTGTAAGATTTGTATTGATTGTAAATGAGGCATAGCCGAGATTGACGTTAGTAACTGTTACGTTACCTGAAGGAACGCCAGAAGCTGATGTATTGAACGGAATCAAACGACCAGCGAGAATAGCTTTGTAGTATGTTTGAGTCGCAGAAGTAGAAGTAAATGCGCTGTTAACATACATTGCTGTAGAGTTGATGATGTTATTAACTGTGCGGTTAACACCACCAACGTTGATTGAATCGCCTGGAGTAAAGTCAGTCAAGAAACTTGAAGAGTGACCATTTACATAAGTGTTAGTTGAAGAAATATCAACCGAACCACCGAGCGCAGATGTAATGCCGTTTGCTGTAGCAACCAATGTAAAGTTAGCAGCATCTGAAGAAGCAAGCGTACCCAAACCATAAGGAAGGATATCATAACCACCAGACTGAGAACCAGCAACTGTAAATGAAACGCTACCTGATGTATTCGACAAAGTACCAGTGTTCGAAATACGATAGGTATATTGTGTGTTCAGATTACCAGCGCCATCGCGCAAAGACTTAAGACCTGGCTGACCGAATGTATAGAGCTGATCTTTTTGATTTGTTGCGACAAGCCCATTAGAAATAACGTCAGCAACGCCATTGGCTGTTTGTAAAACATTGTTAGAATAAAAAGAACCATAGATCAGCGATTTGATCTGATTGACTTGGAACCCGCTGTTCATCTTAATGTTATAAAGATGAATGTAGTAGTTGGCTGTGTTAGTGCCAGGGATACCAGCATTATAAGAGAAGTTTCTTAATGTACCAGTACCGATAAAGTTACCATTTGCTGTTGATAATGAACTAAACTGACCACTTGTAACAGCCGCTTGAGGCGCATCATAGAAGTGAACTGTTTGCGCGTTTTGAAACGGGAAGTTACCAGCAACTTCGTTAACAGACAAATAGTTGCCGTAGTTAAATGTAATCTGCTGCGAAGAATATGATTGTGTATCAACACCGCGACGCATTTGAATGTATGCTGTTTTTAACAGTTCGACGCGCTGACCTTGCGCATAACCAACACCTGGATAGATACGACCAAGAACAGTATTTGCGTCAATTGAAGAAACAATGCTGTTACCAGTTGTAGATGTTACAGTATCAACAACGAATGGGTTAACAACATAGTTACCTGCTTCATCATAGATACGCTCGGCGATTGCTTCACCGATAGCTGAGTGAACATCAAATCCTGCTGTTTGTTTAGCAATAAGACCGCCGTAGCTATAAGTCGCGATAGGATTGAACCCCTGTGTATTAGCAGCTGTTACAGGATCAAGCGAAACAAGTCCAGGTAATAATTGTAAGCGATAAGCTCCAGGAGCATTTTCATTAGTATAACCAAGAGCGTTATCAAGAAGCGATGGATCTTGGTTTTCGTTAATGATGTTTTCTGTTACTTGGAAACCAACCAGGTTATTGCCAGCGTATGTGCCATAAGCATTAACAACACCATAAGTTGGCTGAAGAACATTAACAAATGTGCCATTGATAAACACAACGCCGTTAGACACAGAAATACCATGAGCGTTACCAGTTGATACAGCTGTGCTGTTTGGAGTAGCGTAGGTGTTTACGATTGCGTTTGCAGTTGCAGCTGTTGGCGTATTTGTTGGCGTCGAGAAAAACCAAAGAGTTTCGTTGTTACCGAAAGCAGTTGCGCCGTTGTTACCTGTGTTAATATACTGAATGTAGATAACATTCGTATTTGGATAATTGGCAACAAGACCAGTGTTCGATAAAAATACTTTCGCTGTCAAATTAGAAGTAGCTGACACAACCTGCGTATTTACAAATTGCGTAATATCGAATGCTGAAGTATTTGTTTGAAAGTCTTGCAGGCGAGCGAATGGAAGAACAGGAATATCGATAATCGTGCAACCAGAAACGATGTCGCCGTTTTGAAAAGCCCAGTTACCGAAATTTTCAATTTGATTCTGAAGGATTGACTGAGTTTGTGTTAACTCACGAGCCTGAACAGCAACTGCTGGTCTGAACAAAATGCGATAATACTGACTATTGGCTGAATAATCATCAAAAAACGGAGCGACATCTAAATCTGTCTGTATTGGCATTTCTGTTCCCTAATTAAATCTGAATAATAAGCTTGTAAGTTTCAACACGCCCACTGCTACGATTAACATTGCTTATGTTTTGAATATACAATGGCATGATGTCTTTGGTGTAAATGCTGCCTCTGTTGAAGTAAGTGCTATTACTACTATTTATAACAATATTGGCAGATACTAAACCAGTCGAATTTGTAATGGATTCGTTAGCAAAGTATTTATCGCCTGTTATATAAAGCACAGAACCATTAGAGAAAGCTACAGTTCCAAAAGCGCCTGAGTTTGCGCCAGTAACAGTGTCGCCAACTGTAAATGTTGTTGATGGAGAAACATTCGCTGTTATATACGAAGTGAATGTATTTCCACCATATAATGTGCTTGTTTTCAAACCAGTGTTTGAGTCGATCACATATGGATCTCTAAACAAACCGATCTTATTGTACTGAACATTTTCTGGTATTGTATTTGCTTCATTGTTCGAAAAATTAAAGGCGATACCAATACCTTGAACAAACAACTCATTAGCAGGATTAGCCCCATGCCCGCCAGCGGGAGGAACAATCGCATAAGCAGTGGCGCCAGCGCCTCCAGTAGAAGTATTTGTTTGGAATGTAACATTAGCCCAAGATGCACCGCTACCAACGTCAATCATAACAACATTAGAAATACCATTGTTAGTTGAAGGATTGACAACACAATAAGCAAGAGGAGTTGAATTGCTACTTGTTCTGGCGTCAGTTTGGAAAACAACTTTCGGCGAAATAAGATACTGAGTTGAGAACGTAATTTGCTGCGTATTCGCAGGGCTGTCAAGATAAACAAAGTTACCAGACAAGTTAGATTGATAATTTACAATTGTTTTGATTTGCCCTGTTGGAGAAGTTGTGTTATAAAAATAGATAGAACTGTTTGTATAAAAACCAGAAACAGCGCTTTCATATGCACCAATTTGAATAACAGTACTGTTAACAACAGCTTGAATGAAATTGTTACTACCGTAATTATTTGACGAAGTAATCGCAGCATTAACACTTGAATTTGTAGCATTGTATAGAGGATAAAGATTGCTGAACTGAGCTGTACCAGTCAATCTTACATCGAGCGTAGATGAATTTGGAGTCGTATTGGTTGTAAAGATATAACCAGAAGCTATAATAGAAGCATTTGCGTTACCAGCTGTCTGATAAACGTAATCACCAGAATGAAACGTTCCGTTGACAGAAGTAACAGTTAATCTGTTTGCATTTAAACCATAGCTATGCGCAACGTATCCGCTTCCAGCGTTAATAACATTAACAACTTCAATACCACTTTTACTATAAGCTCCAGTTTGAACTGATGTATTTGGATAAACTGGAATAAAAGTTGAAGTTGCTATACTTTGATAATCAAAGTTCGCGATAGAAGTTATGTATCTCCAAGTGTAACCATCAGACTTAGTAAATGAAGTAGCCTGAATTTGATCAGGTGGACGAATAGATGGGCTACTATTAGCGTTGTCGATACATTTGAAAATGTTATAAGCGCCACCTAGAGTTGATGGTGGAACAACAACATAAAAGTTTTCGTTTGCTAAGTTAGGATCTGTATTATCGTAGCGAGAATAAACAGTGTTTGTTTGCCACTGAATATTCTTAATCATAGAATAAATTTGACTATTAGCTACGATTTTACCAAACAACATATTCCAATCGTTTGTAAATGTTGTTGTATAATCATCATAAGTTATTGTTGGAGGATTACCAGAATATGGGACTGGATTAGCGGCGAAAACATAATAATTCGCCGTATTAACTGTTACGGACGAAATAATATCTTCAATGATTGCTTGTTTATATTGTGGTAAAAGATATCCCATTATATTTCCTGATTACTTGACATTAGGTAAGAATGAACCATACATGTTTGTTCCATCACTTATAAACGATATAAGATCAGTAGCATTAGCATTTGTTGTTAAAACTGGAGCTATGCCAGAAGCCCATTTGAAGTTCGAACCCCATGTTATATATCTAGAACCAGTCGAATCTTGTTTTACATATAGTATGTATGTTTGAATTGTTGGACCACTTATTGTTAATGTTGTATTGCCAGTAAGAGTTAATGTAGCAATAGTTCCGTTATTGGCATACCAAACAGTGTTTGGGGAAGAAAATGTTATTGTCTGGTTCAAAACATTGGCTGTAGTTGTATTGATAGTTCCATTAACGACAAGGTTTGCAACAGCGATCGATTGACCATTCGTAAACCCACCGCTAGAAGGTGTGGACCAATAAACTGTAGTGCCGTTAGATGTAAGAACTTGACTTGCTGTACCATAGCTGCCGTTCGCAGAAATACCAGCTGTAGTTCCTATTACAAGATTTGCGTTATGAGTTTGAACGCCAGTAATTGTATAAGAACCAGATGTATTAACATAGGAAGCAGCGGCAACACCACCAAGATATAAAGCGTTGTTAGAAGATAATGTAGCAACGTTAGCAGATAGCGTAGAATTAAGCTGATAGGAAGCAGCTGCTGTACCACCAAGATACGAAGAGTTATTCGAGGTCAAGGTAGCCACATTAGCCAACAACCCAGCAGTTGTTTGATATGCTGTCATACCAGATATTAACTGGTAATTTGCTAAGTTAGCAGATAACTGTGCATTCGAAACAACGTTAGCAGCTGTAATAGAACCAACATATGTTGTATTGTTTGCAATAAGATTAAGTACGTTTGCTGATAATCCAGCAGTAGTTTGATAGTTCGCTAGATTAGCAACAAGCTGAGCATTAGATACGACATTAGCAGCAGTAACAGTTCCAACGTATGTTGTGTTGTTTGCAATAAGATTAAGAACATTGGCAGACAATCCAGCTGATGTCTGATAAAGAGCCAGATTAGCGATAAGTTGGGTATTTGAAACGTAGTTGGTATAAAGGTCAGTAAAGTTATTCTGAACTTTGATCATAGCAACTCGTATCTGGTCGCCAGTTCCGTCGTTTGGTGCTGCACCGACATTAAGATTTTGCTGCGTCAAAGGTCTTTACTCCAAATTAGATCGTGTTAGTTTGATCTATCGTTATTGCTATCGTATCAGATGTTATTGTCGTAGAATCAATAGTTAAATATGTTTGGTATACAACTGCGTTTTGTTCATAAACAATAAAAGCAGGAGCCGATTCACTGTTTAACTGGTAAAATTCTCCGAATAACTCAGACCCAGAAGGGTGGAATGTACTGTAAATTATATCACTATATTTATCAAGTGTTGCTGCGACTTTAACAACATACGAAAAATCTTGATAATAATAGCTGTCTTGTATGTATTTATCAGAATCAAGGAAACTTCTGGTCGTTGACCAGTATCCAGGCTTCTTACCAACACCTGATTTTACCACTTTTCCTGAAACTTGGCTGAAGGTGTTAAACTCTTGAATAGAAGTTGTTAATACTGCTCCAGTTCCGTTTTTGGACTTAACTCTAATTGTCGGAAGCGATGTATAACCAGAACCGCTTGATGCGCCGCCATTATTAAAATTAGCAGCAGTAATAGCGCCAGTGTTATCTGTTGTTACGTAACCTGAAGCTTGTGCTGTTGTACCGCCACCTGAAAACAATATGACATCGCCATTCGAATAACCAGTTCCAGGATTGAAAATAACTAATGGAGTTAAACCATTGGAAAGATATGCAATAACAGGCTCGCCGTCAACGTATCCTTTACCAGAATTAACAGCAACAACATTCGCAATAATGTTATTTCCCACAGAAGGATTAGCTAAAATGGATTCGTTCTCACCATTGATTGTTCCATCTGTGCGATACATATATGGTTCATACAGCGCATATTGTGATGGTAATACAACAGGAGCTACGCGAGCTGTTGCTAAAGAAGTAGAGTTATTAGTTGGTGGACCCCAAAGCGTAATTTGAGTATTGCTGTCGACAGATTTGATAACCTGATATTCTAAGGAAGCTGAATTCGAAGAATTGGCTTGTAAAGCGATAACATCATTCGCGCTAAAGAAAAACGGAAAGCCATTCGCATCACCAACAGTATAAGAACCACTTAATGTTACAGTATTCGAAGTGGTGGCGTATGTTATCGTTCCAGGAATTCCGTTTGATGCAAGCTGCGTTGAACGAACAAATATAGTAGCCGAGTTAGTATAACCGCTACCTGTTAACAGATTTGTTAATAATGCAATACTACCGAATACGTTGTTTGTATATGTTAATGCGCCACCGATAGTCGAATAGGTATCATTCGCAGCTGTATTGCCAGGAAATCCATAAGAAGTAGCATTTATATTTGTATTGTAATAATCGGCGATAATGTCTGTATTGTATTGAATGTTTTGATTATATGAATAACCGCCGATAGTAAAATTAGCACCAGTTCCAGGATTGCTTGGACCATTATAAATGAATGTTTTTGTATTTGATGTATAACCAAATCCGCCACTAGAAAGAGAAAAGTTTAACTGTCCAAAACCTCTCGAGATACCAGTAACACGAAGCTGCCCATCAACGCCATGAGCAATAACATTGTTGTTTGATAAAGAGTTATGAACGATAGAGATAATATCACCGACATTAAACCCTTGACCACCATTCAATATTTGAAGTGAGGAAAGCGAACCAATAACAGATGGCGCTGCGACAATAGCAGCAGTATTTGAAATTTCTGTATTGATAACAATCTTTTCGCCTTTAACAAACGAACCACCTTGTGGCTTCATGTTAGATATAAAAAGAGTTGCTACGATGTTTTGGTTAATCGGTTCAGTTATATAACTTTCAATAATAGCAGTTGTGTTGGATGATGTTCCAATAACTGTTTGACCAACATAACTTTCTAAGTTTGCTACGTTGGTAACTTCAAGATATTCTGGCTGAATCCATGTACCGTCAGATGCTTTTAATATATCTTGGCTAGGAAGATATATTTCTACATCTTGATTGTAGATAAGTTTAAACAGCAAACGATAGCAGTTGATAGTTCCTTTAGAACGATAAACGTCGAGAATGTGTTTAAGTAAAAACTGTTTGTTCGCGATTGTGTCGAACGGAATTCCGTAAAGATATTTCTGTTGAAAATGAGAAAGAAATTCTGGAAGAGTATTGTCAATATCTCTTAGATCGAATAGGCTACGAGACTGATTGATTGCTTGACCTTCAGACTCCATCCATTCATAATACGCCTGTAAAAACAATACAAAGTTTGGACCCTCTTCCAAGTAGAACTGAGGGAACTGACTTTCTACGAAATTCGATATCGTCTTTTGAATGTCAAATTGCATTTATTTACTTTTGCGTATTAATAATTGAAACAGTAACGTCAGCTGGATCGATTTGTAAAATCTTATCACGATTAACCAAGATATCATTATTTTGTGGATTCATGTAGATTGAGATATATTGATCATAAAATGATGTCGTGAGATTGCTAATCGATACCAAACCAGTTGTATAATCAACAGTGCCAATATAGTCAATGATAGTGAACACATTATTGATCGTTGTGTATACGACAAGTTTTCCAAAATTATCGTCACGAATATAGGAAACTGGCCATTGAACACCCTTAGCGTTAACATATGTAAATGGTGAAGAAGTTACCTGCGGCTCATCATAAAATGGAGCGCCAGCGACATATCCCTGAGCTGATTTTCTTGATTCGACTTCTGCTGGATTGTTAAAGTCAAGAACAACTGACGATGAATAGTTTAACAAAGGCGACCAGCGTTTAGCGATTAAAAGAGAAGTTTCGTTACTTGTAATCGAAGGATCTGCCGCATCAATAGCAGCAGAAAATCTTGAATAACGGAAATCTGCATTAAACAACTGAAGATTGTTGTTGCTGTATGTTTGAATAGCATTAACGACAATACCTTTAATTTCATCAGCTGATTTGGTTGTGCTTGTTGAGTTATACTGAACATTAGCAGAAATAGCAATGTACGTATAGTCAGGATCGGTAATTGTAATTTTCGTAGGAAGCGAAATATAATTTCCAAGATAGTTTGATATTTCTGCTTTTACATAATCTGGCGCGACTGTTGCGCCTTGCGGTTTTAAACAAATAGCGACTGTACCGTATTGTTTTGGATTTAATAACTCGCCACCATAAACGCTAACGTCAGAAATCTGACCGCCGAACTGGCTGAAAATAAGCGAAGAATAATCGTCAGATGCAACAGCTCTTTGCTGCGTTGCGAAATAGCGTGGCGCATTTTTACGGATCGTTTCGATATCTTCTGAAGCAGAACCGCCAGAAGAATTAGCAAGAGTTGTGATTGCTGAAATAACACCATTGGCGAGCGACTGAGTTATCAAGAACGAAGATATGCCCTGAGCCGCATCGCCAGCTGTTACGCGATAATTAGCAACAACAGTAGCCAAATTGTTAGGAATACGTCCAAACAAGTTATCGCCAAACACAACCTCATACTGGCCATTTTGTGCAGGTTGTAAGAAGTATATGTTTGAATTAGATTGCAAACCTAACAGCGTTTCTGCCTGAGTAAATGCAGTGTTGACGCCGCTCTCAATAACAGTAACAGTTAAACTGTCTGTATCAATGCCAGGGTTTGAAAGAACAAAGCTTTGTGTGTTGCCCTGCGTATAGTCGATAACAAACACATCGTTGATATATGAACCTTCGAAAATCTGTAGGTTTTGAATGTTGAATAAGTTATTCGAAGAAGTAAAGTTTTGATTGATCGCTGTTGTAAATACGAACTGACCATTCGAATTCTGACCAGTAAATGTTGTGCCTTTTGGAATAGTCAGCGTTGAAGAGTTGGAAGTCGTTACTGTAAATGCAATGTTTGCCTCAGCAGACTTAGCTGACTTTGGAATATAATTCAGCTCTTTGGCATGCGATACAACCGAGTTGAGTTTCTGAGCTGAGTCAAGAAACATCTCGGAAGCAACCATGTTAAGATAAAATGCATTTAAATATGTGTTGTATGAAAGGATATCCAACAATACGTTGATGTTGGAGCCCGCAAAATTGTAGTCTTTGAAGATAGTCTGGTTTGTCAGATACTGTTGAAACTGCGCTTTCAGTGTATCGAAATCTAGAGATGTTAATGAAACTGAATTGTTCGCTGCCATTATCTGACTCTTTTGAGGAATAGGTTAATTGAAACTGGTTCTGGATTATTTAGGATAGAAAAAACGATGCTAACCGAAATGCCATTCTGTTCAGAATTATCGGTAATCTGAGTGTTCAGTATTTGAATTCTGTTTTCAAACTGTTTTGCGGCTACACTGATATAACGATTTAGATCTTCAACAACCCATGGACCAAAGTTTTCAAATAGCGTGCGCTCGACATTAGAGCCGAAAAATGGATTATAAAAGCGTTCAAAGATATTAGTAAGAATCAGATTCTTAAACGATTGTTTTACAGACTCTTCATTTTTAACGACAACCAACTCATTGCTAATTGGATGTTTGATAAAGTTTGTCGTAAAGTCGGAATATGTATCGACTTTCTTAAGTGTTTGAGTAATTGCGTCGGCTCTAGATAATGCCATTTATTGACCTTTTTAATTCTTATTTATAGCTCAACTACCATCCCATGGAAGAGGAGGAGTGAAACCAGCTTCAATTTGCGTACCAGTTTTAGACTTAATCGTGT